CAACTTGATCATCCTCAAGGTCTGGTAATGTGCTAAATATCAGGGACGGAGTCCCTGATGCAAGAACAACAACCCATAGACCTAGTAACACTCAAAAATAATCTTTTTGAGTATGTGCGCCTGCAACTGGGCAGCCAGATCATTGACATTGAACTGGATCCTGCCCACTTTGAAGCAGCCTATCAGAAGACCATTGGCACTTACCGCCAGCGGGCCAATGCCGCGTATGAAGAATCATACAGTTTCATGCAGTTGGTCAACCAGCAAAACATCTACACTCTGCCACAGGAAGTGCAGAGTGTGCGACAGATCTTCAAACGCACCTTTGGTATAGCGTCAGGGCCCATGGGCTCAAACTTTGATCCGTTCAGTCAGGCACAGATGAATGTGTATCTGATCAACTTCAACCAATCAGGCGGCTTGGCCACATACGATTTCTACAGTCAATATGTGGAATTGGCTGCCAGGATGTTTGGTGGATTCCTAAATTACACCTGGAATCCGGTCACAAAGAAACTGCAAATCATCCGCAACCCAGCAGGTGGTGGTGAAGTGGTGTTGTTGTGGACCTATAATCTCAAACCAGAAATACAACTGTTAGCAGACTTTCAGATCCAGCAGTGGATCAGAGATTACATGGTAGCGGTGAGCAAGATGATCATTGGTGAAGCCCGCGAGAAATTTGGCACTATCGCCGGACCCAATGGCGGTGGCACACTGAACGGTACAGCCATGAAATCAGAAGCCAAGGCCGAAATGGATTCGTTAATTACACAATTGGTAAATTATGTAGATGGAAGTCAGCCATTAACCTTTGTGATTGGCTGAGATCTGTGCTATAATCAGCACATGGCTGATTTAATGATTGATATCGAAACGGTAGGCACAGGCCCAGAAGCCTGTATCCTGACCATTGCTGCCCAGACATTTGACCCGCTGGGCACTGGCTATCACACGCAACAATTCTATGCTAGAATCGATCCGGACAGTCAACCTGATCGCAATATCGAACAGGGCACGATTGAGTGGTGGGCTACACAACCCGCAGCCGCACAGGAAGAAGCATTTGGTCCAGACAATCGCATCCCACTAGACACAGCCTTGGAAGAACTGGGTCGATTGATCTGGAAATCAAAATCAATCTGGGCCAACGGTCCTACATTTGACATGAACATTTTGGAGCATGCTTACAAGAGTTTTCACCGCCCGCTGCCTTGGCAATACTATCGTGTGAGAGATGCTCGAACTGTGTATGCTCTGTATCCTGGCCTGGGCAAACCGCCAACCAGCCACCATGCTCTTGAAGATTGCCGTCGTCAGATTGACTTGCTACAGGCCACACTTAAACATCTAAATGTAAAGGCACTATCATGATTATTGGAATCTGCGGATTTATTAGCGCAGGCAAAGACACCGCTGCTGATTATCTTGTGAACTTTCACGGCTTCCGTCGTGATTCATTTGCTGCTACTCTTAAAGATGCCACAGCAGCAGTGTTTGGGTGGAATCGAGAATGGTTAGAAGGTCGCACAAAATCTGCCCGAGAATGGCGAGAGCAAGTGGATCCTTGGTGGGCCGTCCGGCTCGGTATGCCACACTTGACTCCGCGCTGGATCTTGCAACATTGGGGTACAGAAGTGGGTAGGAATGCTTTCCACACTGATATCTGGATTGCTAGTTTGGAAAACAAACTGCGTAAAAGCGCAGACAACATCGTGATTTCGGACTGTAGATTCTACAATGAAGTGGCTGCTATCAAGAATATCGGTGGGCGTGTGATCTGGGTTCAGCGTGGAATTATTCCGCACTGGTATGACATAGCAGCCAAGGCCAATCACGGCGATGATGCAGCACAGCGTTGGTTAGATGCTGAAGGAATTCATGCCAGTGAATATAGTTGGGCAGGCACCACTTTTGATCATATTGTAGAGAACAACAAAAATGTGGCTGAGTTATATGATCAACTCAACGGTCTGCTTGTAGCGGATTTGGCACCCAAGGAACGTCTAGCCGCCTGACTTCCTCTACACAGTTCAAACATACAGTCCTTAGATTATTCAGTGCAACATTTCGCATATTGCTGTCCATGTGATATACTAGCGTTTGGCTAGCGTATCTAGGTCGGAACCCACAGCGATCGCATGTGGATTTTTTCTTATATCCCGCTTGTTTCCATAGTGCGTCTGGTGGCTTGATTTTCTTGTTTCGCCGGATGCAGTGGTCGCATCTAGCGCGATAGTGCGTGACATCATCTCGAACATAGTTCACGGCTACTAGGCGCTGGTTACAGGCTGTACACATGGGTCTCATGATGTATTTATTCCGTAAACCTTTGCAAAGGGCATCTCAACACCCCTGGTTTTGTAGGCATCCGATAAATATCTGTAACAGTTTTTAAAGGAGCCAACATGGCACTAGTATCACCCGGAGTCCAAGTCACAGTCATTGACGAAAGTCAGTACCTTCCAGCATCTACAAATTCAGTACCTTACTTTCTGATCGCCACAGCACAGAACAAAGTATCAGGCAGCGGCGTAGGTGTAGCAGCAGGAACTTTAGCAGTCAACGCAAATCGTCTGTATCTAATCACCAGTCAACGCGATCTTTCAGCCACATTTGGCAATCCATTCTTCTACAAAACCACAGTGGGTACACCTATCAATGGTTACGAACTTAACGAATACGGCTTGTTGGCTGCTTATTCAGCCCTGGGCGTTACCAATCGTGCTTATGTACAGCGTGTGGACATTGATCTTACAGAACTCACAGCCACTCTAGTTCGACCCACCGGTGAGCCCGACAACAACACATATTGGTTGAATACTGCCACTACACAGTGGGGTATCTTTGAATGGAACCAGACCACTGGTGCATTCAGCAATGTAGTACCCGGTGTAATCACTAGTACCAGTGAACTCAGCAATGGCGTACCACTACAAGATTACGGTGCGATTGGTGATTATGCAGTGGTGGCCACCAACACAGCCAACCCTGTTTACTACAAAAACGGTGCTGTAATAGCCGCCACGGGCAATTCCACCACTCTCAGCGACTTGTTCAACACCTGGGTCCTAGTAGGAAGTGACGATTGGAAATTGAGTTGGCCTGCTGTACAAGGTGCCAATGCCGTGACCACAACACTCACAGCCACTAATACTATTGTGATCAATGGTACCTCGGTAGCAGTTCCTGCATCAGCCAACAATACCATCCAAGGACTCAGTGCTGCTATTAACTCTGCTAATATTACTGGTGTGTATTCTGCTGTGATTGACAGCAAACTTTGCTTGTTTGCAGACAGCACAGCCACATCTGACGGTTCCACAGCAGATAATGGTATCATCGTGATCAACTCTGTTGGATCAACCGCAGGATTGCTTACAACCCTAGGCCTCACCGCAAATGAGGCTTATTATGCCCCTGGCATACAGCAAAGTCCAAACTATGTGTTTCCACGTTGGAGAACCACAGATGTTACTCCGCGCCCGACCGGAAGTGTATGGAACAAGACCACTGCACAAAATCTTGGTACCGCCATGATTGTGGAAAAATACAACACCGCACTGGGTGCATTTGTACAGCAGGCTGCACCTGTATATGAAAATGATTGGTACGCTAACGCGGCACTGGATGCCACAGGTGGTGGTAAGAATATTCCTGCAGGAACAACCTACACACAATACAATGTGGATCCGGCGACCAGCACCGTGGGTGCGTATCCTTACAACAGCACTTACACTCTGCAAGTTTTTGAACGCAATCCAACAGGGGCCACAATAGTAACTGGTAGCACCAGCACACCTAGTTTTACCAATGGTGATCAGTTTACTATCACCACAAGCACAGCAAATTCTACCACATTGAGTAGCACAGTGACTGTCACGATCAACGGAACTGATACAGCAGCATTTATCACTGCTGTGAGTTCTGCAGGTTTGCCAAATGTGGTTGCCACAGTGACCAGCACCGGGGCTATTGTTCTTACACAAAGCATTGGTGGTGTGATACTGTTACAAGACGTTGGTAGCGACACTGCTGTGAGTGATGCTGGTTTCACTACCAGCACCACAGGTTGCCGTGATGTTGTGGTCGACAATCAAGATGCTTATTTGCAACTCAGCGGTTGGATTCCTTTGGTTTACACAGCCAGTGCTGTGGCGCCAGACCAGGATCCTGCTGATGGAACATATTGGTATTTCTCAACAACCAGCCAAGTTGATATCATGATCCAAGGTGGGTCTGGATGGGTTGGGTATCAGAACGAAACCAACGACACACGTGGCTTCAATCTGTCTACCACTAATCCAACCGGACCGATCATTTCTGCCACAGCACCTACCACACAGACCGGTGGTACTGTGTTGGTGTATGGCGACCTGTGGATTGATACTAGCAATCTGGAAATATATCCAGTGATCAAGCGTTGGCAAGAAGTTGATGGAGTGAATCAATGGGTGTTGATTGATAACACTGATCAACAATCATCAAATGGTGTATTGTTTGCAGACGCCCGTTGGAGTACCACAGGCACCGTAAATCCAATCACCGGCGATATACCAACTATTACATCATTGCTCACCAGCAATTACTTGGATGTTGATGCACCTGACTATAATCTATATCCAGCAGGTATGTTGTTGTTCAACACACGTCGGTCAGGATTCAATGTAAAGAGCTTCCAGGTCGATTACTTCAACGCTGCTGATTTTAGTTATTCCACATGGTCAAGCAGCACAACCTATGCGGTAGGCGATCAAGTGCTGTACAATGCTGTGCTGTATGTGGCTATCCAAGCCGGCACCAATCAAAATCCTGCAACACAGACCTCATATTGGGACTTGTTAGAAACTAATTCTTGGGTAACAGCATCCGGTAATCGTGCAGATGGCGCTCCAAACATGGGTCGTTTAGCTCAACGTGCATTGATCGTTGCTGCATTGAAATCAGGTATTGATACCAGTGTTACTCTGCGTGAGGAACAAGCAGAATTCAATCTCATGGCCTGTACTGCATATCCTGAGTTGATTCCTAACATGGTTGCACTCAGCAATGAGCGAAATAACACTGTGTTTGTGGTTGGTGACACACCGTTGCGTCTAGGAGCAGATGGCACCGAACTTGTTTCTTGGGCCACAGACAATGGTGGATTGGGAACATTTGCAGGTGACGGCTTGACAACCAGCACACCATATGCCGGTGTGTTCTACCCAAGTTGCCAGACCACAGATCTAGGCGGTAGTGTTGTAGTTACAGCACCCAGCCACATGATGATCCGCACAATGATCCGCAGTGACTCAGTAAGTTACCCATGGTTAGCACCGGCTGGTACACGTCGCGGTGTGATCGACAATGCTGCTAGAATTGGATATATCAACTCTATCACAGGTGAATTTATCACAATTGGCAATAATCAAGGTCTGCGTGATATTGAGTACCTGAATAATATCAATCCAATCACTTTTGTACCCGGGGTAGGTATTACTAACTTTGGTAACAAAACTATCTATGGTGTGACTTCTTCATTGGATCGTATAAATGTAGCACGACTGGTTTCGTTCATGCGTGGTAGATTGGAAGAAATTGGCAAGCAATTCTTGTTCGAACCCAACGATCAGATCACTCGCAATGAAATCAGCAATGCGGTGAATAGCCTGTGTATCGATCTTGTGGCCAAGCGTGGTATCTATGACTTCTTGGTAGTGTGTGATGACAGCAATAACACACCTGCTAGAATTGATGCCAACGAGCTGTGGGTTGACATCGCTATTGAACCGGTGAAGGCCGTGGAATTCATCTATATTCCATTGCGTCTCCAGAACACAGGTGCTATTTCTAATTCACAGAGTGCCACACAGGCCAGCATCTAACGGCACCGCTAGAACAGAAAAAGGGGTGGAAACACCCCTTTTCTTTTGGCCTCAACTGAGGTAAATAACTGCATAGGAGATTACACATATGGCCGTTGCATCATTAACAAGAATGACAGTGCCCTTGGCAAGCGATCAAAGCGCGAGCAACCAAGGCATGCTCATGCCCAAACTCAGCTATCGCTTTCGAGTGATATTTGAAAACTTCGGAGTGAGCACACCTCGAACAGAACTTACTAAACAAGTCATGGACTTCAAGCGTCCTACTCTAAGTTTTGATCCCATCGACATACCAATCTACAACAGTGTGTTGAAACTAGCGGGCAAATACAAATGGGCCGATGTCACATGCAATCTTCGCGATGATGCATCGGGTGCTGTGAGTCGTTTGGTTGGCGAACAACTACAGAAACAGATGGACTTTCTGGAAATGGCAAGTGCTGCAAGTGGCATCGACTACAAATTCACAACTCGTTACGAAGTGCTGGATGGTGGCAACGGTGCTGCCACACCCACTGTGTTGGAAACTTGGGAACTGTATGGCTGCTATCTTTCGGGTGCAGATTATGGGACCAGCAGCTACGGTGAAAGCAAACCCATGCAGATTGGTCTGACCATCGTGTACGACAATGCCAACCAAACACCTAACGGTACTGGTATTGGCAGCACTATTGCCAGAACAGTCAACGACGTTGTAACAGGATAATCTCACATGGCTTGGGGCCAGGAATTTGAGAAACAGTTCTTTGGTGGGCAAGGTCTCAAAGACTACGCCCACGCTTCAAAGACTTTTCGCACCAACGGGTATGAACTTGCCCCACGGAACAAATTCCTGTTCCATTGCTTTTTCAATATGAATACCGACATGATTCCAAGCCTGGGCAAAACCTACACTAGCACAGAACAAGCTTCAATTGGTCTCTTGGTCAAGACCATACAGTTGCCCAAGTTTACGATTGACACAGAAATACTAAACCAATACAACCGCAAACGAGTAATACAGAAAAAGATCAATTACAACCCAGTGCTGACAACTTTCCACGACGATGGTGGAGACTTGATTCGCAACATGTGGTACAACTACTACAGTTATTACTACAAAGATCCTAATCAAGCATACGTCATGCCGGCACAGAATGGATCAATGGGGCAATCACAATCGTTGCCGGGATTTGCTTACAATGCTAGAGATATCTATGCCAATGATCGAGTTGTGAATGACTGGGGTTATGTGGGAGAAAGCTATAACCAAGGCAATGCCGGCAGCGGTGGTGTGGGATCTGGTGGCGATCAAAGTTCAGGAAAGCCTGCTTTCTTTAAAGATATTACGATCTATGGCATGGATCAACACAAATGGGTCAGCTATGTCTTGATCAATCCACTGATCAAGAGCTGGGATCATGACACTTACAACTATAGTGAAGGTAGTGGTACTATGCAGAACAGCATGACCATAGACTACGAAACTGTGAAATACTATTCAGGAGCCATTGGTGGGGTCAGACCAGATAGCAATGTGGTTGGATTTGCAGATCCTGCTTACTATGACACCATACGTTCTAGTTTGGCAAGACCGGGCAGCACACAGACTGTGCTAGGGCAGGGCGGCTTGCTGGATGCCGGTCTTGGTATCATCGAAGATCTGCAAAGTGGTGGCCCCGCTGGGATTATTGGTGCTGTGCAGAAAGCCGGTACTGCTTACAACACATTTAAGGGCAAGGATCTACGATCTACTGTGAATGAAGAAGCCAACATTGGATTGAAGAGCGTGTTAAGAAATACTATTCCTGCTCAAGTTCGTCAAGCACAAAACAGTGAAACTGGATTTGTTTTTCCAAGACCACGGGGACCTAGATAATGGGCGGAACAGTCAACTCACTCAACACCAATGTGGATCTCACGGTCAGGATCTTTGATCAGTTCTATGCCTACGAACAATTTGTCAATGCTGAAGAATACGATGCTGTAAACAGCTATATGAGATCAGTGTTTACTACAGATCTAGCAGCAGGCAATTTCACAGTGGCATTGTTTCGCATAGCTGATACCACACGCACCCCGGTGTTGACTATTTTGCAAAATATCCAAGGGCAAGATTCCATACAACTTACTGCCACTCTGGCCTACTATCTTAACAACTTGAGAAGTGGAAGCACATTGTTGGGCGTTGGCGCCACAGTCACATCCAATTACTACACCGCAAGGAATGTGTTGGCATGAGTCGCTGGGCCAACGGGGAGTATCTCATTACTAATCCGGGCAAGTATGTGGGCAAAAACAAACCTCGATACCGGTCAGGATGGGAGCACTCATTCATGCGCTTTTGCGACAAAAACGATGCGGTAATACAATGGGCAAGTGAGAGCATAGCCATACCCTATCGTAATCCCATCACTGGCAAACCCTCAATGTATGTGCCAGACTTCTTTATAACATATCGAACCAAGGGCAATGTACAGCGTGCCGAGATGATTGAGATCAAACCCAAAAAACAAAGCATAATCGAAAGCAAGATGAACAGTAAAGACCG